AGATCGCGCATACGCATTCATGTCCATCGTCTGCTCAATAGATGACACTGTTGCTTCCAAATGATCGATGCGCGCCACTAGGCGCGCTGAGGACCATGTGACTGTGCCGACGATTGCTGCCACGGACAGAATCAGCCCCAACGCTACGGTTGGGATTCTGACTTGGCGGATGTCGGACGGCACATCACTCATCTGGATGCTCCCAAACGGGTCCAGAAATGGTCCCATCGGCCAACACCTCCGCATCGGCGTACAACTCTTGGCAGAACGCCAACGCCTCAGCCTCCGTCTGCTCTGACACATCCCACGGTTCGTCCAACCCCGTTAGGGGTGCTGTTTCCGTCAGATAACCGAGGTGATAGACGCCATCCAACGCCCACGACCCTTCGGCTGTACCTCCACGCTGACTGATTTTCCTCTCAGGCCCGCTACCCCAAGTGCCCCCCGACAACTTCCACTTCAAGTAGATCATTGCATCAACTCCATCTGCGCCTGTTCCGCAACCTGCTGTTCCCGTTCAGCCACCATCTCGTCCAACAGCCCGATCTGCTGCATGGAGTCCAGTTGCGCCCACCCCACGCTGCCCGACATGATCTGTAAGTTGGTTTGGCGTGTCATGCGTGCCCGCCAGTAATCGGGTTGTGCGTGTTCGATCTCGTCGCGGGTGTAATGCTTCTCGCATTCGTTGAACAGATCGACAAGAATTGCCATCTCCCGCTTTGCCCCATGTTCCACGACGAGTTGATGCTCCAACCCCACCTGCTTTTCCTCAGCGTCTAGTGCGTCCAGTTCGTCACCGGTCGCCAACAGCCGTTGGATTTCGACCTCCAACTTGCGTCTAGTAATATCGGCGTGACGCAGTTTGTAACCCATGTCCTGTAGTTCCAGACACAACTGGTAGAAACGCATTTCGGGGGTGTCGTGCTGCCCGATCACGAAATGGATCAACTGGTAACGCGAACGGGTCTGTTGGACTTCTTCGACTGCTTCCTGAATGTTCATGGTTATGCCAAAGCCGTATCGTTGCTCAAAGAGGCGTACTGGTAGCGAGCGGTGGACAACCCCGACGACAAGGTAGAAATCGTATCGTCGCTGAAATCTATCTTGTTACATGCGGTGTACCCCGAGTCCCCCATGCAGTAGCCAGCGACACCCGCCTGAGCAAACCCCCCTGCTTCGCTCCTTGTGGTACTGAGTGTGATGCCCAAAGTCGCTATTGCTTCAGTAGAGAATGTGAGTTTCTGTATGGTATTTGTAGCGGGAGCGGTGGAACCAAAGATGTAGCCTGCCACGGCATTGTTAGACATACCTCCGCACCCTCTGACCGCTGTGGCTAGAACGGCGCTTAGTGTGGACGTAGTTTCCCCCGAAAAGGTCAGTTTCTCTATGCGATCCGTGACCGAAGATCCTCCCGTGTTGCCACCCGCGTGGTAACCAGCGACCCCTTTGGTGACCACATTCTGCGCGGATGAGTAACCCTCCTGACTCAACGTGGCGCTGATAGTGCTCAATGTCTCACCGCTGTAAGTCAGTTTCTTGATAGCAGTTGAGTTGACGGCACCCGTCCACGCCCCCGACAGATAACCAGCGGTTGGCGAGTTGCTCATACCACACGAATCGGACCAGTTGCCAGACAATGCGTTACTGGTCACGCTGGTGGCATCAGTCGCATATGTCACCTTTTGCACATCCAAGAGAACCGCCCACCCCGTCGTGTAACCCCCTACGGCATACCCCGCTACATTGTAATGAGATACACCAGCGACGTTTACACATGGATCATCCAACGCATCGGCCAATGTGGTGCGACTGTCGTCTGACAGATCCCACTTGTCGGTGATAGCCGTGAAACTGCCACCAGCGACGTAACCGAACGCCGGTACGCCCGACGAATACTGGAACGCCCCGATCAGGGCGGGAAGTATCGGCATTACGAAGTCAAGTTTCCGAAGATGTACCACTCGTCGGTGTCGCGCTTCACCAGCGCCACCGAAACGTACTGGCCGTTGATAACAGCGTTGTCGTCCAAGGAGCGGGTGGTCACACCCGATCCTTCAACAATGGTCGTGGCCCCCGCGCCCTGTTGGATAATGACAATCTGCGTGCCCGTGGCGAACGCCACGCTGCTGTTCGGCGGGATGGTCAGGTTGTTGGCCGAACCGCTGTTCATCTCCACGATTCCGCCAGCGTCCCCAATAACCAGCGTGTAGGAAGAGGTTTCGTTGTTGATCGCCAACGGAGCGACGACACTCCCAGCGGTCACAGCGCCCGTGACGGTTAAAGCAGATAGTGTGCCAACCGAAGTGATAGCCCCCTGAGCGGCTGTCGTTACCGTGCCTGCCGTGGTGGCCGTATCGGCATTGCCGGTCACGGCACCGGTCAAAGGCCCAGCGAACCCTGTCGCTGTTAGAACCCCGGTGCCTGCATTGTAAGTAGCCCCACCGTCAGTCTTTGGAGCCAGATCACCAGTGGCCGACTCAAACAGAGCCACCGAACAGGTGGTGTCGGTCGTGTCAGCAACCGTGATAGTGGTTGGTGTTGGCGCTGCGGCCCACTTCAACCCATGAGCAGCCACGGTACTGTCTGCTGTCAGAACATGATTATTGGTCCCTGCGGCCAATCGACTAACAGCATCAGCACCACTGGCGACAATCAAATCGCCCAAAACGTCAACAATGTCGTTCTGAACAACACCGGGTGTGGTGTTGACAAAGGCTTCGATGTCGTCAAAGTTGGTGTTCATGTCCGCTGCGACGATGGTCGTCCCAGCGGAGAACGAGTTTGTAACAGCGAGTGTTGCCATTTACCTGAGTCTCCTTGGCGTATACGTAAACGCCAGCGCGTTCACTTCCCAGTGGTTGTCTGTGGAAGGACCGCTGACCTTCATACTAATACTTCTTCCTGTCCCAAGTGTGGGCAGATTCTTCACATCGGCGGTGAGATTAGAGGAAATCGCATCCCATGCAGCGTAATAGGCTGATTCCGTATCAGCGTCGTCCCATTTGGCTGTATCCCATCGTGATGTAGAGACTTTGCCAGTAATCGACAGATTGAAAGAGTTCGACTGTTCTGACTTGTCGAAATCTTTGTAAATCAAAATAGGCAACGTGATTGTAGATTCGGCTGACAGCACCACTCTTGGGCGACCCCAGCGTTTCTTCACGATTGGATCGCGTCCAGTAACCCAGCGGGTTACGAAATAAGATTCGATATGTTTTTCTGTAGACCCCACATAGCGGTCGCTAGTCCGATTCTGTGCATCTTCAACATCAATCAGAATCCCGGTGTTAGCGACACAACCGCCGTAGACGGTTGATGTCGCATTCGGAGGGTTATACGCATACAGCGGGCCAGCGTCGATGTCGCTTGTAACCCATGCTCCGCCTTCCCCCATAGTGGGGTCATAAGTCAAGGTACGACGGCTGGTTACCCCGCCCTCCAACCAATCCACAGACACGTACAATTTGTTGTTTCCCCATGCCAATTGAGGGGGATTGGTGTCTAGGTTGCGTATGCGTCCGTCGTCAATTGCGGGTTGCAGTTTGGCAAACAGCCATATGAACTGTTGTCCATCGTGTACGTAAACGCCGTTGGTGGCGTACCAGAAGAAGGTTCCGAAGGTTGTGGAAACGGGGGATGACAGAGGAATAGAACCGACATCGTTGGTTAGGTTGACGACCTGAAAGGAGTCAGAATCCCATCCGAAAATGGCGTGAACACTGTTGGACTTGAAAACCAGCAGTTTGTCTCCTGCTGGTACAAGCCCAGTGATGTAGTCCCCATGCTCCCCTTTATCAATATCAACGTAATCTGCTGCTGCCCATTTCTCAGGATCGTTTATGTTGCTCCAACGGACCCGATATTTGTAGTCGGTAGCCGACTCATACGTATTGGCTACCCAAGCAAAATTGTTCCAAAACGCTACATACTGCGCTTGTGGGAAATTGCCCGCAGAACCATCCAGCGTTGTACCTAGATCAGCCGCCGCGCTACCGTTCCACCTGAACGACGGCTTGTCTCGTGACACCCCGTAGGCGATGTTGTTCATCGTCATGCCGTACACGCGGGTACCGTCGGTACGAGCAGTAATGCCTGTGATGTCAGTGAAGTTACCGGAAGTGGCGTAAGCCACGGCAGTCCCGTAGTTGACCATCTTCTGAGCGGTACCACCGTCAGTGAAAAACCCCCAAATGCCTTTGATGTCCGCGCTTAGAGCGGTCGTGTTCAATCGGTCTACGCCGTCGCGCTGGCGGATACCGCCGCGCGGGTCAACGGTCACGTTCAACAAATCCGGGGATTCGTTCTCCGCAAGGTTGAACTGGTCGGACCTGAGGTTCAACCCGCCCGTGAAGGCTTCCAGTACCTCTAGTTTGAATTGGCGGGCCATTGCCCGCTACCAGACAACGCCGCCAGTATTGGCGTAGCGCAACGCGCCGAATCCCGCCAAATACCGCGTCGGCCTGCGACTATTGGCGACCATCGGTTGCGGGGCCGGAACATCAGCGTACCGACGGGCCACATTGTCCAAGTCCGCTAAGAATTGTGCATGGTACTGGTTTGCCATGACTGGATCTTCCTGCTGCAAATAGGCTTTACCTATCGCATACGTGACCAGCACCGGGTGGAACGGATCGGGAAGATCCGGTTCGGTACCGTCAGCGGTACCGACCCCAAACGAAGTAGCGTTTCGTAACCCACGAACGTAAATAGTTTGGACACCACTTGGAGTCGGGTAGAAGCGCACCGTGTCGTTCCAGAAACTCCACTCCCACGGTGGCCCAGAAATAGCGACATTCAACGGATAGTTCCAATCGGCGTCGTCGGAGCCGATGTATTCAAGAACGTGGTCGTCGTTGCGTAAAGCCATGACTTCCCGCAACCCTTGGCTCACCGCATCGGGTGCGGCAGCAATCGTCGCAAGCGTGTAATCCTTGGTGTCGCCAGCAGTCGGGAAGGTTGTGCGTACTTCAAAGAACGGCCAACGCTTCTCGCTGTACACGATCAAGTCAAAACCTTGACCCAACATGTTGTCCATCACCGTATCGGAAATGTCAGTGGCATCAATATCAACCACCGCACGGACCTGTGTCCGCATTTCCGCAATGGTCATTGCTGTCACGAGGCAGCCGCTTTCTGTCGTGTGTGGCCGATACAAAGGTCCGACCCGGACACAGGGCGCGCTTTACAAGCGGCCCCATGCCGGGTCGTAGCGGAACAGAAAACACCGGGCGAAATGGGAGGTTCACCCTGCTGGGGGGGGCCGCTCACCCCCGGCACCTGACGAGCGCCTGCGCGCTCGCCCGGTGCGTAATGGGATGGGCTGACGCCACGCGACCCCGCTGGTTCAGCATTCCTGCTGTATGACAGGGCGATTCCACGCGGCATTTTCTGCTCCTAGTTGTTTATCAGGTTGCGCTATGGATGTAACCCTGACGGGCACGGTTACTGCATGTCAACTCGCCGTAGCAGAGAATCTGCGCGTAGCGTGCATCCTGATTGGTGGGCCGAACGAACGGAGTCGTCTGGAACCACGTTTCTGTATGAGCAACCAGTCGGAGGTACTTCGTGTTAAGGAAGAAAATCTCCCCGGCGGTTACGTCACCGTCAAAGGTCACTGGAGCGCCTTTGAACAGGAGGTTCTGGAAACCGGCGTCTGCGACTTTGGTGTCCGTGTACCTCAGGTTCGGCTCCAGCAAAGCCTCATACGATTCGTACAAAGCCTGTGTACCGATGACTATGGTCGGCTGGTCATTGCCAACTGACACGTTGTTGTAGGTGGTGCCCATTTGCTTCACGGTCAAAGCGCCGTCCATATCATGTTCGTCGGACTTCCACCATGAATTGCCTGAATCAGTCGGATCAATACCACCAAGGGCGGTGTTGGGCTTGCCAACAATCAGGTCCAGACCAATCCAGTCCTTGTTGCTGTTGCCAGTCCCATCACCATAGAACATTTCGTTCATGTTCTGAAT